ACCAATTTCCGCATTACGAGGATCGGTCGGTTCCACTCAGGAACTCCTTTTTATAATCTTCGTATTTTTCACCGTATAACCCAAGAATCTGCGACGCGACGCGCCCGGTGGCAGCAGGGCCGTAGCACAGGTTACATACCATCAAAACCACGTCATAGTAACCCGCCCGCCACACGTATGAACGTTCATCAGCACACCCATTTGATTCAGCATCATTGGCGGCATGCCACTTCAGAATCATGGACGCCACCATCGGCGACAGATGGTGTGCGTTGCGAACGTAAAAATCGTTAGTTGGCATTGCAACTAACGTGTCCCAAATGGCCGCGTTCAGGTCTTGGGGATGAACCGGATCACCATCCGCAACATCATCAAACACCTGAATGACGTTCCAGAGCATCACTAACCATTCGACAGCGGGTTTGGGCAGTCCAAGCACAGTCTCGAAATTAGATCTCAAAGATTCAACGTCACTCATATTTTAGCACTGAATCAACGACCGGTCAAGTGATCTCACGCCCAGACGCAGAAATCGTCAGCGAACCCGCCGCACTGGCTAGTGTACTAATGAAACCGCCGGGTTCCAACGTCTGTCCAACAAGCTCCGGGCACATGTAAGTTTCATTTGGAGCTACGCTACGCTGCTTTAGTACTAAATTAGACACAGATGCGGTCCCGGAGGCCGCAACAAGATTGACACTAAACAAAACTGGAGCGCTGGACGTGTTGGTTACCGTGAATTTGTCGATGATGGTTTTACAATTCACGGCGGTATATTGCGTGGTCTGCACATCCTCCGCCTGTTTGCGCGGAATAATGTTTTTTACGATGACTGCCATGGTGTTTCTCCTTTACCAAGCTGGAATATAGCGGATGGTTCCGTTGTCATTGATCGGAATCCATTTCGTCGGATTCCCTGCTACTGGGGCGTTGGTTAGTGTGGCTGTGGCTGTGCCGGAGTTGTTGGACAAAGCAACGGAAGTATTGATCAGAGTCGTACCGGCGTGTGTGATCGAACCTCTGAAGATGGCGTTCTTGTTTGTATCGATGCGCATGCCTTCCGCGCCACCACCAAAGATCAGGGTCTCTCCGGTGTCAAGATTCTGGATGTGTCTGCGATTGTCCGTTGCGTTATGGATGTAGGACCCGCCAGCATACGAACCGAGCACCCATTTCTTGGCGCCAGTTTTCTGCCAGCTGTAGGCGTACTCGTCAGACCCGCTGAACACGGTCATGAACTCGCCAATGTTCGTCGCGTTGATACCGAACTTGCCTGCGTTCGTCACCTTCAGGAAGTTTTTGAATGTCGACGAACCGGCTGGCGCACGCTCGATCTTGAAGCTGTCATCACCGTTGCCCCAGCCGATCTTGACCTTCCAAGAAGACTTGGTGGCGTCGTCCTGAACACCATTATCGTCGATGTTGGTAGTCCACGCAACACTATCGATGTTGTCACGCTCACGAATACGCCAGCAAGTATTGGTCATACCGCCGAGGGCCTGCTTGACGTTCCCCTTGTGACCTATGCTCAGATCCTCCGTTAGGGTGTAGCTCCCAGACAAGGAAATTGGCTGGCCGCCACGGGCGCGGATAATAGTGGCCCCGGTCTTGGTGACATGTTCCATGGCTACGAACGTGGTTCCGGGGAACCACGCCGACCCGGGGGCCATTGTACAGATAAGCTTGAACGAGCTGGGATTGGCGTCACCAGTGAACGGGTCACCGAATTCAACATAAACGGTGTCTGGTACATAACCTGCGGGCTGGATAGATGAATTACGACTGTACCCAATAGCGCCGCGCTCGTGTCCAGCGGCGTCAAGCATGCAGATTGCAGCCAGACCGTAGACCGTCCCACCGGCATCACGAGACTGGTTGCGCAAGCTCAACACATTATCAACGAACGTGTTTTGCTGCGGAACCCACAGATCTACCCAGCTGCCGTCGCCACGAGGGTTTTTCGTCGGCCATTGCAACGGGAAAAAGCCAAGGTCGGCGTTCTGCTTCACATTCGGCGGTTGTGTATCAAACCCAATTTCCTTGTGATTATTGTCGAGGTCTTCTTTCACTGGAGCGGTTGCCAACAACGCTAAACTCTGCGCAATACTATTCAGACTATCAATCAGCTGATTAATTTGCGTAGAAGTGACTGCGAAGTTGGTCTCCGTGTCTTGCTTGAGATTTTCGACCGCTTTGGCTGCTAAGTGTGCTTCTGCCAAAGCGCCGTTGGCCACAATATCGGTGCTATTGATATCGTTCGGTAGGTGAACGCCAATATCAGCCAATATCTTCTCGAATGCTTTGATTGCCTCCGAGTTAGGGAGGAATCTAGCCAACTGATCACGGGTCAGCTTGAGTTTAGACATTCAGAGCCTCCACCTGAGCTTCAAGCCGCATAAAAGTCAAATGGGCATCACTTGTGCCGCGAAATCTCTGAACACGCCAATTGCGCATATGGCCCTGCTGAAACCAGACCAAGCGCTTGCGTGTGTTGCCAATGGTGCCGACGCGGATCGGGCGATCCTGACTCCAAGATTGGCCATCCACAGAATAACTTGTGCTGATGATCGGGTCTTTACCCAACGCCACACGACCGGTGAGTGCCACCAGTTCGATCTCGTGGAAGACCGCGCCGTTGCCCCCATTGTAGACAATCAGCGTATCGAACTCCCATCGCACCTGCCGCCCCCAGTGCTCACTGGTCGTATCCACCAGATAACCGATGTCGCTTGACTGCGGGTCGCCGACAACCCATCTGTCATATGCCCACACAAAATTGCGCGCACGATATTGGCTAAACCCAACCGTCGAAGAAGTCAACACGAACCACACAGGTTCACCGACCGCCTCAGATGTTGCCGCATCGTAAACAACTGTGCGATCTGGCAGATGCACATACAAAAGCTGGTGATTTTTATCGTTCCGTGCCTCCAGTTTGACAGCGGCCAACTGCGAATCAGTGAACTGCCGTAGCAGATTGTCAATTTCCTGTGTACTAATCTTTCGAGTTACGGCGTTTGCGCCAAGATATATGCCCGGCGACTCGTTGCGACCGCCACCAAGAAAGGCGATAGAATCCAGGTAGACACAGCAGGCAGACATACCCACACAGCCCTTCTGGATTTGTGCGCTCTCGATACGCTGAAATGGGAAGAATTCGCCGCCAACGTTGTCGAACACTTCGATTGTATATCTATTCAATGCATAAATCTCGTTGCGCAGCTTGAGTAACGCGATGACCGGGTCGGGGTCCGCTTCTGACGATCCGTACTTCAGCGGGTTAATTTGAGTCGGGTTAGTCAATTCAGTAACAACTAAGCTCGTGCCATCGGTTGTCATGAAGTACCCGTCTACCCAGACAACATCAAGAACCCGGCCCAAGTCGGGGTCGGTGACTTGAACCAAGCCAAGCGTCGGAGACCAATAATATAGACGACCATCCGATGCAATTGCCAGACGGTCAAAACTGTAATCCATACGCACCGGCGATTCGGCGGATCCACCGACATGTCCGAGTATATCAACAGCGCCAGTGCTCAAGACCCTAACAAGGGAGTGACCCATAACCCGATAGCAGTACCCATTCCAGTTGATACCGCCACGATCCACGCCTGGGCCGGTACCATTCGCCACGATACCATCAGCAGGACGCAAGAAACCGTTGCTGATACCGGACTTCTTTGATACAGGCATCAGGTTGACCGGGTACGACGTGCGCAAGCCCGGACAGTTGTCCGTGTAGACGCCGTTGAGAATTGGAATCTGCATTCAGGTCACCATTTCGCCGATGCGTTCCAATCCGCTGCCATGGTTAGGCGATCCGGTACCAAGAATTGGTGGCCTGCACAAAGCGCAGGCGGAAGAAGTCTCCTGCTGCCAGCGTGCTTGGTGCGCCATAAGCCGCCATCGCGCCGTTCAGCGCCAGGATGAGGCTGGTAATTCCCTGCGTGGTGGTTACCAATACTTCGGTACCATCGGGAGTCTGGGTGTTCAGCGGTAAGGTGATGGTGCCGGTTGCCAAAGTTCCAGCGGGCTGCAGTAGAACCCACTGCTGGGCTGCCACAGGCGTCGGCACGGCAATGTTGAAACCAGTACCGGGTGTATAAATATTTGTGGCCAGCGTCGGACTGGCGAAGGTCTGCTGGAAGTACTGCAGCAGCGCCGAGATAGGCAGACGCCGCGCGTCGCCATTGTTCGGACTATACACGGGCACTTGGTCACCAAGCGAGACATTGGCCAGCAGCGGCAGTTGGTTGATGGTGGGCATTTCGGCTCCTTCAGTCGTATTGGATCGGACCGTCTGGGCCTGCGTCCACATGATCAGCAGGTGAGCGAATGAATGGGCCGCCGTTCCCGCGCCAAATCTTGCTGCCGGCACCGGCGGGCATAGTGGCTGGCAATTGCTGCTGGCCGGGCTGCACGGCGCGCGAGAGGATTGTGTTGTAGCTGTTCTTTGCTGTGATCTGCGTGTTGGCCGAGACGGTCTTGCCGTAGCTAGGCGCGATGCGGACAGCCAGATTAGTAATGATTGCCTCGTTCGCGCTGTCCGGCACCTCGGACGGCTCGTCCAAGTCGCTGAACTGCGGGCTGCTTGGTAACGGGTACCCGAGCCGAATGCCCTTGCCATTCCATTCAGCCATCATAGCATCGAGCCTACGAAGCGCGGATTGAAGTTGTTCCGGCTGCAAGTCGAAAACATATGACGCCAGTCCGATTTCTTCAAAAGCGGCTTGGACGAATTGGCGTTTACTGTAGCCCATTATTTGACTTTCTTTTCAGTAGCTTTCGGCTCAGACTTCACGGGCTGAGCGAAAGGCGACCGTAACCACCCCTCTTTGCATTTGGCCTCGACTTCGGATTCATCGACAATAATGTAATGAAATCCTTTACCGCCCGGTTCAAACACATGGGGGCCACCCTCTTTGAAGAGCATTGTGGCATTTTTCATACTTTGGCCTTTTTGGGTGTTTTACTGAACTTGCCAGCTTTTTCAGCGGCTTTACGCGCAACACTCATGGCAATCGCGATAGCCTGCTTTTGAAGACGACCAGATTTCATTTCTTTCGAAATGTTTTTACTGATCGACTTTTGAGAATAACCTTTAGTGAGCAGCATATTTACGCTCCCCCAAAAGAATGGGGGCCGAAGCCCCCATTCATCAGACCTGATCCAACAAGAGGATGCCGGTCATTTCGGGTTGCTTGTTCACGACACCAAACATCACATCGACCCGGAACTTGGTCTTCATGGTGTTGATATCATAGAACTTCTGCATCACCACTTCAATGCCTTGGTCGGTACTGGCACGCATCACTGCGGCACCAGAACCAGACGGGACGGCATAACGACCCGGCAAAAGTTCCAGAGCGTCTTTATGCCAGAACGGGTTGACGTAGGCGCTAGCCGTATTCAGGAATGTGATCGGCGCACCATTAGCCGGGGTAGCAGTCACGTTCTTGTATGACTTCTCCGCAGGAGAACCACCCTGACCCGAAATGATCGGCGGAGAGATTTCGATGGCACCGGTGCCACCACCACCGCTCACGATACGGGTCACACGGAAGGTCTTGAGCTGGCCAGTATCGCCCTTCGTAATATAGTGCACGGAGTTGACACCAGCGATCGTGAAACAATCGCCGACCTTGATGGTACCACTGGTAACGGTCACGTTGATAACTTGGTAACGGTTATCAACGTTGGAACGCTCACCAGTCGAAGCCGTGCGGGTAGCGACCGGGACGTAGTACTGGTTGGCGCCATTGATGGTCACGCCGGTTGCTGTAGCAGCGGTCAGACGGATCGCGTAATCCAGCTTATAAGTGTCAAAAGACGCGATCATACCGACCATAGCACGCTCATAAGCGGTCAAGGTCTTGCCGGGCATGAGATTCTGGCGGTTAGCCAGATCACGAGCCAGCTTGTTGTAATCGCGGGTAGACAGAGCCAGATAGCGATCGTAAGACGGGACACCGACTTCGTTCATCACCGCTTCGCAAGCGGCGACGT